CCCAACTGGTAGGATGGACCCTCCTGAAATAAACTGGTGTGAGCAACAAGCAAAAGCGTGCGTAGAGGCGATACAGCTAGCGCTGAGGTGTTTTGGCATGGAGTCTGACATTTCTGACGGCACCGTTTCCCACTGGGCTTTTCTTATTCAGAATTGCCAAGCGGGTTGGATGGCTGTCGCGAAGTACAAACTTGCTGCCTTCTTCTCAGCACACACTAACCAGCCTCTACCCACGTCACCACTACCCGTAATGTGTGGCGACCGCCCTGACTTCCTAGTCGGGGGCGGTGCCGGAAGATGGCTACGCGCCAAGCTTAATGATAAGCGACGCCGATTCCAGATTCTGGCCTCACTGAAGCAGACCAAGAGGTCAATGCCACGCCCCGGCGCTAAGGAGCTGAAGGAGGCCACTGCAAAGTTCCTCGACACGATAACAACCCCACCAGTACTGCCGGACCCCGTCTACCCGGTTCCCTGGGCTGAGTACGAGTCGATGCACCCTAAGGTGAACGACGTCGTCAACCCGGAGAATCTAGTGAAAGAGATCCAGCGTACTGTTATCGAGGTGTTCGGTGATAAGAAAATCACCGTCGCGGAGCGGACGCAGGCATTCTTCCCGAGTACATCGGCCAACTATATCAGGTCCCGTAAGGAACTTGGTGCAGTCGGCGAGATACTCGAGGATGCCGGCCTTTTAGCAGATCTGAGGAAGCCTGGTGGCTTAATCAAGGTAGTGGAGAAACAAAAAGATAGTGAGGTTATTAAGAGAGTGCTAGATATATGTAACGAAGATGAGGCTTACCCCGGCGAGGCCAAGCACAGGCCAACAATGCCGGAGGAGGACGAGCGTGACGAAGTCAACTGCTCGGAAGTACCGTCTGTCGAGGTGAAGGACTTTCAACAAGCCTTCAGCACCCTGTGGTTCCGACTCATAAGGAGGGCTATGGACGAGGAGCAGCTGGCAGCGCCAGTCGCACTCTCCGAAGCTCTCAAGGTCAGGATTATTACCAAGGGGCCACCAATGACTCAGACGGCACTAAGGACCATTTGGCGAGTCATCCACTCCCGCTTAAGGAGCCACCCTGTCTTTCGATTAATAGGTGAGACAGTATCAGAAAAGATCATCCTCGATGGGTTAGGTAGCGTCCTCAGAGAGAACGAAACCTATCTATCGGGTGATTACTCCGACGCAACGAACCAGATATTCAGCTATGCCTCAGAGGCAGTAGCCGACCAGCTCGCAAAGTGTCTTCACCTCGGTGAGATCGAACGCGACCTTTTCAGGAAGTCGTTGACCGGACACCTATTTGAGATGCCTGATGGCACTCTTAAAAGACAGGCTCGAGGGCAGCTCATGGGAAGTGTGACAAGCTTTCCCGTTCTTTGTCTGATAAACGCTGCCGTGTGTAGATGGGCCATGGAGATTCATGAGGGCCGAAAGATCTCGTTAAGAGACTGTCAGCTCCTTGTCAACGGTGACGACTGCGTAATGCGGTCGCGCATCGGGATCAAGAGAATCTGGGCACAGGTATGCGCGGTGGCAGGGCTAAAGGAGTCTCTGGGTAAGACCTATGAGTCGAGGGAATTCCTCGAGATTAACTCACAGATCTTCCTCCGTGAGGAGGAGACCCACCCCCTAGCCTACTGGACAAAGGACGTTGAAGGAAAGGATAAGCTCATCTTCAGGCAGTGTCCGTTCCGCCAAGTGGAGTTCGTCAATACCGGTCTGCTGACAGGCGCCAAGAGATCCGCGGCCAAGGTTGGCCTCGGAGACATCGACGACCCGTACGAGAATATCGGTATGAGAGCACAATGGCTGGTGGACCAAAGCCCTATGGAAGTCAAGAGCACAGTAATGCGCCAGTTCCTTAAATGCCACAGAGAAGTCCTCGAAAGGACAAGGTGTCCCTTCTACATCCCTCAATGGTTGGGAGGGCTCGGGCTTCCGTGCGGTGACTGGGGCGAGCCGTCCGAGTTAGATCTCAGACTGGCACATAAAGTGCTCCTCGAGTGGAAGCAGCGGCGGCCTGTAACGGGCACAAAAGAAGGCTGGCAGACCTGGCGCCTGGCATCAAGTGCACTACCGGAGCCTCTTTACACAAGTGAAAAGGGACCCGACAGTGAACTATACCAGGACGCCGTCACGAAGAAGTGCATAGACCTCTTGTTTGACAGTAATGTCTCACTTGAGGACCTGCACGTCGTCAATGACCCTACCAGCGGTGCTCGGCTTGTCAGAATGAACGCAAGACTTTACGTTCCCCCGAAGGGCAAGCTCCCGCAGCCACTGCCGCTATGGCGACTCGAGAAGTTAAAGCGCTACCCCAATTGGAGGGTAAACGACTTCCATGAAGCACTCCAAGAAATTATTAAAACCAAACAAAAAGAAGAAAATACAAAAACTTTTGCTCACACAAACATGGAGGGTGATGAGTGGTTCCTTGACTGAGAGAGATAAGAACTCTACAAGCGGTCAAGGGCTCATTACCCTGGTGGTCCA